TCTTAATACCACCCATACGTGCACAAAAAGATTTTCTTCTATTAGCCGCTTTACTGCCTGGCTTTAACTTAGATGGTTTAGTTGTTACAGCCATTTGTAGTTTTGATCCTGGGTTCTCTCTACGGTAGGCGGCAATACCTTTGGCATTAAGACCGCCTTCAGGGTTCTTACCTTCTTTACGCTGCCAGGCTGCAACCTCAATCAGTTCCTCATCGGGTACTGATTCAAGGTCTTCCCAGATAAACTCTGAATCCACATTATTGTCTTTTGCAATACCTTCAATTATATCTTCAATAAGATCAAATAGTTCTTCAACATCTGTTACAGATTGAACTTCTTCTCTTAATTGCTTAAATGTTTTTAAAGTCATTTTTCTATCATTACCCATTTTTTGCAATAGTAATCAGGTCGTACTTTAGCGTCCCAAGTCTTACAATACTTTGTACCAGGCACATATGCACCGCAGTTAGCACAATTTTTTTCACCGGTCGCTTTTTCATACGCTGGTGGTAATTTTGCTGATATCAATGACCCATCAGCATAATTTCTAGGTGCGGTAATTTCTTTAAATGACTTCACTTTTTGCTGCCGCCTCTGTAATGAGCTAAACGCTTTTGTTCTATTGAACGCATTTTAGGTACCATTCTAGTAGCAATACTAGATTGTATATTCTTCATGCTTTTAACTTGTTGCTCTATGCGATCTTTTTCTGATGCTGATAAAGCAGACTTGTCCCTTCCTCTAAGGAAGCGCTGATAGATGGCACGACGTGCAGCCAATTGAGCTCTCTTCTGTAATGTTTCAGGGGTTGATGCTCTACGAAGCTTGATACCCTTAGCAGTATTTCTCTTGGTCTTACCTCTTGCAAAGCCTTGACGTCTTCTAAGTCTAGACTGAGCGGATATTTTTTCATCTAATTGTTCAGTCTCTTCTTCAATTAAATCTTCTTCAGGGTAAAGATCAACTATATCTTCCCACTCAAGACTATCAACCATTTCATTAATATCATCTTCACTAAATTTTTCTTTCTTCTCTGCAATAAAGTTTGCAAAAGAAGAAACTACGGATTCTTGCTTATGTGCAGCCCAGACATTATCAACCATGTTAGGGTACTTGCGTCCAGCTGCAGCTGCGCGGGCTTTAGCCTTAGCTTTCATTGCAGGGGATAACTTCTCATGTGGTTTATCAGCTCTCTCTTTGGCTGAGTCCCAGAATTCTTTTGACTCATCCATACCGCCAGTACCACCAGGTGTTGATGCGTATGGTTCGTCTGCTAATGTAGCATCTTCATCTTTGGCATAATCCCACATCGTCTTAAGATGGTTCTTCATATACTCTTCATGTTGATCGAGTACGCCTAGAGACATAAGAGCCTGGTAAGCGATGTTATAATGATTGATAAATTCTTTCATCATTACAGCATTAGCAGAATTACCCGCAATTGTTTTTTTCTCAATGCCGAGGTAGTTATCAGTTGCTACTAAAGCAGTCTTTAATAGCTCGTGTTGAACGTTTAAATCATTAATCATTTTAGAATAGACCTTAGCATCCAACCGTGTTTTTCATGGGCTTGAATTCGGTCTTGCAAGAAGTTAGCAATACCAATTTCGTTCTCTTTTGTTGCCATATCATATGACTGAGTCAGTGAGGCAAGCATCTTTAAATTTTCTCTACTAATATTAGCAATCATTGTCTTAGCATCTGGAATAGTTTCGTCTTCTTCAATACCAGTTAATGCTTTGAACCGACCCAATGTACCGGGGGCATAAGAGTCTAGAGTTCTAATTAATTCTGCAATTGTATCGACAGAACCAAATACATCTTCATAAAAGTTTTGTAGAAATTCGTGAAGATATGGAAAAGAAAACCCTTCAATATTCCAATGGTAAAAGTGTGCTTTAAGATAAAGCGTGAAAGCATCAGCCTGTGTTACTTTTAATTGCTCTAATAACATTTTATAGTCCTACGTATTGTCTAAATTGCATCTGCCTCATGCGTTCTGGCTTAACTGCCATTCCAGCCTGCACTTGAGTGGCTGCGACAGAGTTTTGTGTTGTAATGTTAGCAGTAGGAGCAGGCTCATGTCCGGCTAGTTCTCCAATGTGTTTGCCGGCTCTAACGGTTTCAATCATTGCTTTAAACTCTTTGTATGCACCAGGACATTGATCCATGTTTTTAGTTTGAACACCATCAAATTCAAGTTGATTTACTTCCTCAAATAAGTTACGCTTTTGATTGGCGGTCATTAGCAGAAATGGAATTCTGGTTGCTTCTAATTGCATAGGTTCTACCTCTACAGACTCTTTAACTTTGTTATCTGGTACAACCTTGTAAGAGCCACCTGTACCGTACTTTGCTGGAACCCAAACAGTCTTCTTAGGACCTGCATGAGCACTTACTTTAACTCTCTTCATCATAGACTGAAACTTTTCACCGTAATCGGCTTCTTTAGCTTCTGACTTAACTTTACTTTCACCTGGGGTAATTCGCTTCATCTCTTTTGTGCCTTCTGGGGTACCCCATTCAAATTTAGAAATCTTTACTTCACCTTGTGAACCAGGTGCTACTGCCTCTTGAATACCCATGTGATGTCTTACATCGTGGTACAAAGCATCCTTGTGTTCAGGCTTCATCTTAGAAGGTAACGCAGCATGGAATTTCTTCTTTCTACCTGCCGCGGCATGCTCGCGCATCTTAGTAGCTGAAATACCAGAGGTGCCCTCTGCATCAGGATCTCTTTCACCCGATGAATGTACTTTGATAGATTTAAAATTATAGATACCATGCGCGCTCTTTACGCCGTTATACTTATGCAGTAACTTATGGTACTCTTCTACTCTATCGGAACCAGCAACTACATGTAAGTGCTTGACACCTTGTCTTGCCATTTCAGCTGCATGATGCAAAATGGTAGGGTGTTCTTTAGAAGCTGCTTCAATATTAGTACCCGGGAATGCATGCTGTGCATGCTTTACCTTAACATCAGCCGGTAATGGGTTCTTACCATCCTTGGTACCGCTTGTATGAGATAGAACTACTTTATGAACAGCATTGTGCTCTTTAGCAACTTCATGAACTTTATTAATGACCTGCTCATGCCCGCCGTGAGGTGGGTTCATACGGGCATACGCAAGTACGCCGTGTTTTTCCGGTGCTTCTGTTAAGTAGTCTATAAAGTCCATGTGTATTTAATTAGTTAACCGTTTATTTATCTTTCTTTTTACCTAGTGACATATTGATTCTCCAATGAGCCAATTGCTTTTCCCTGGGTGTTGCAGAACTAGAAGACCTAACTTTCTTTAACTGAGTAATAGATTTACCCTTAAGACCATGTCTTGCCATATCACCCTTGTCCTGAGGGTTACGACCGTCTTGAAAGTTCTCTCTAATTTCTTTAAATGTTTTCATATTACCAAACTCCATTGACTTTCAGTTGCCTTGGCTGTATAATCCATATGTGGGCGGTTGAGAATTACCTTGGTCTCGCGGCAAAGTTAGCTCTACTAAATTCTGCTCTATCTACAAACTTTGTAGGTCTGTTATTTCTAATAACGACAAAGCCTTCGGGCTTAGCAGGTGTACCACCGGTAATCTTAGTAGCACCAGGTTTAGGTATAGAATGTTCAAACTTAGGTTTAGCAGATAACGAATGAACTAGTTGGTCTTTGGCAGCCTGTAAGTGGTGATGCATATCTAAGATCTTCTGAAACTTATCAGAATGTTTCTTTACATGGGCTAGATCTTCTTGCATCTTATCGGTCTTGGTACCTACAGCCTTTGCCGTCTTTACCTTTGCAATAGCTTTAAGATGCTGATCTCTTAAGTGTTCTGTATAACCCTGAACCGACGGTTTGGTATTCTCTCTCACAGTCTTATTAATATAGGTTTTCAAATGTTCTTGGTGACCTTCAATAGCACCATATTCTTTCTTATCGGTACTATTGAAAGCTTGTTTAGCCTGTGCCATATGATGTTCATACGTATGTGACTGATTAGTATTAAGATCTGCCTTATGAACATCGTCAACAGTACTTATGACATGTACATCGGGATGCTTATTAAAGTGAGAAAGATCGGCGCCGTATTGTGCCTTCATATCTGCCAATGTATTACCTTCGTATGCAGTATGAACAGCCACTCCAAATTTTGAACTAGCAATCTTCTTACCTTCAGCCGAATTATGAGGTGTTGAATATGTAAGAGTATTAGGTTTAAAGTGATACTTACCACCTTCATTTACAATATCACCGTGTGGGTTATCTTTTGATTTGATACCTGAATGCATTACA